AACATTTTTATACTCTCCGTATTTATGACGGACGGGCTTAGCCTTCGATTTTTTCGAAGGCGGTAACTCTCTTATATATTCTTTTGTATTATTAAATGTATTATTAATAGATGTATTATTATCTTTGACTTTTTCGTCAATAGGGGTATTGCGTTTTTCGTCAATAGGGTATTGATTAATTCGTAGGTACCTATTGATTATTTGATTGGTACCCTCTTTGTAAATGATTTCCCGATTCAAGTATCCAAACTTAATCAAATCACTTACCCATCGCGATATGGTCTCTTTATTCACACCATATAAATCTGCAAAGTACTCATTGCCTGCCCAACAAAAGCCTCTTTCATTACACAAGGCCGTTATCTCTCCGTATAACAACTTAGTATTTGGTTTAAGTCTTTTGTCGTACCTTACGTTGGCTGGTATAATCGCATAATAACTTCGATGTTCTGTCATTTTTACCCTCCAATATTTAACTTTTTGATTGTTTTCTGGTTTAATTTGATCCCTTTGATTTGATATTTATTTTTGAAATTAATCACACCTATTTTGTGCTTCTCTGTGTGATGGATTCTGCAGAGTGCTGCAAATGTGTACTCTGCATGATCAACTTCTTTGCGCTTTCGTCTTCCTAGCGCTTTGTCAAAGTGATCGATGTCAGCTCCTGTTTTGCCACAGATGCAGCAGACTCTTTTTGTGATGCATTTGTAGAAGTAATATTCTTGATTCGCAGGTAAAATCTCATAGCCTTCTTTGAAAGGAATATGATGTTCAAAGATGAAATCTAAGATGATATTTGCTAAGACATTGGCATCACTCACAGTTGTATTCGATTCGTCTTTCAGGCTTATTTTGCGCCCTGTGACACCTTCAAAACGAAAGTAGAAGAATTCCTTCCAGAAGTCCGTTGGCATGCCTGTATCGATAAAAATATCGCCTATCAGCGCATAGATGAAGTTTCGTTGCTGTACGGTGAAACGTCTAGGATCAATAAAACGAATTTCAATGACTCGATCACCATCGTAGCCGTCATACATCGTCTTTAGTCGATCAATGTTCACTTCCTCATTGATGGTTGCGCTTATGTCTTTTCCTTTGAACTTTTTCAGAACCGCTGAATATGAATCGATTAATGGTTTAAACACTCATATCACTTCTTATCTAATTCTTTTCTCTTAGCTGCTATTGCTCGCTCCATCAAGGCACATTGCTCATAGCTTAACTGTTCAATAGTTTCAACGTTATCAGCTAAGAGCCCTAATTTATCTGTCTGCTCATTAACATATTCGATTAAGGTTTTGGTCATATCTTTACCCATCTGCTCATTGAAAGCTTCTAGAATCGTCTCTAGCATGTTTAATTTCTTTGTATCGATTCTAGGTGGTGTTGGAATATCTTCCCCTTGAAATACATATAATCCCAGTCCGTGTAGAGCCAATGCTTTCACAAAGCATCGCTTCAATGAGTTATTGATTTGCATTGCATTTGGTTTAACAACTGGTTGGTTTCGATAATCTAAAACAGGAAATAATTCGGTTTCCGTGTGTCCTTTAACCGTTACTGAGACAGATACATAAGTCCCAGTTTCATCCATAAGAAAAGGTTTATATTCCTCAACAAGAAAGTCTTGATGAGTTCCAGAAACAACCCTGTAGTGTTTGTACTCATTAATAGTTACCGTTGCCTGTGGATCATTCTTTTTCATAATCTCCCACGCGTGAGCCCAAGATAAATAATCAAAATTTCCTTTTTTCTTGAGAATTTTATTTAACTTACGACTAAAAAGTTTTTCAAAGTTCGTTGTCCCTTTGATTTCACTCATCAAATTCTGCCTCCATTTCAGCAATGTATTTCTTACCTGGTCCGTAATAAGAGATATCAATCAAGTTATCTCTGTCGTACTCTTCTAGCGCATCAATCAAGCCATCTTCGATGACGTAAATATATTCAGGTTTATTCGAATGCTTCGATAGATGGATAAGATAAACATGATCCCAAATAGTTACATGGTTGCCTAAATCATCTTGATCCCAAGCTAGTTCTTCATTCGTCAAAAGATTTCGTCTGATTTTTCGACCACTTGTTTCCTCAATTTTCGGCTTGCCCCAATCAGGATCAATCAAATATTGATCTAGAGTGGAAAGTTCTTTTTCCATATGCTAAAATCTCCTTATGATGTGTTTTCTTTGTGACTCTTTGCTTGCCGGCGGAGTCACTTTTTTATTTGTTGCCATGCTTTTTGCTTGTCAATATGTTGTTGGCTTAGGATGATTGGTTTATAGTATTTCCACCAGCAATTAGCAATTGCCGTCCCTATTCTTAGCGCTTCAGCTCTATTCATTGTCATCACCAAAAAGTCTCTGTTGTCTGTTCAGTTGATCAATTTCCATACGGATCGCAGTTTCTGGCAACCACATTTCAATAAATGAAACAGCATCATCGAATCTCTTACGAGGTAACTCGCCATATCTTGGGATTGAAAAGGTACGTTTAAATTCAGACCAAAATTTTGAGAATACTTTTTTGCTGATTTCTTCATAAGCTCGGCTTTCTTTTCCCCCTAGAACTCCCATAACTTTCATATTTCCTTTTTGCTTAATTTCAAACTCTTGTTGTCCGCTAATTCGCATAGTATCTTTAAGCATGGAAACATCTTTTTTAACATCTTTCATTTCTTCTAATTGATAGATCATCATATCTTCAATTGTTTGAGGAACAGTATTCTTGCGAATAACATCTTCCATTTCGTTGAATGCTTCAATGTATTTTTGTTTGAAGTAGATAGCTTTCTTTCCTGTAAACCCCATAGCCAGCAAGAAAAATCCATCTCTACTAATGAAGAAAACTCGTCGATTTCTGCCATATGAATCTGGTTCATTACCTTCTACAAACATCTGTCCAAAATTGGACACATCTTTTTTTAGTGCATCAATATCTCTTAAAACATGTTGATGTTTTTTCTCGAAGCTTTCTGCCACTTGTAAGCTCGTAGTCACAGCTTCTTTATTTTTCAAAATTACTAATTCTTGCATTATTTCTTCTCTCCTTTTTGGTATAATTTAGTTAAAAACTGGTGGTGTTTATTTTGAATTTTTTTCACTTAACAATTTTTCAATGGATGTCAATAATAAGTTTTATATTGAGTACGTTTTTAACAGGGATAAAAATAAAAGGAATGCGCCCTCAACTAGAAGTTGAACTTAATGCTTCTTACTTCGCTGCAGATATGATTTATACAAAAGTAATCATTTCTAACTATTCAACAGAACCAGCTATGTTAGTTAATTTAGAACTTTCATCCGCTAACTTAAACCGCAGATGGTCAGCTACTCCATTTAAGAAATTAATTGCTAAAGGAGGATCAGTCGATGATAATAGAATATACTCTGAAGCTGTACCGCTAAATATTCCTCCTAAAAGTGCTATATCTTGTTACCTTGCATTTGAAGTAGGGAAAATTAATTTTAATAAACTCCTTAATCACCAAACAAAAATGATATTTACTCTAAATAGAACCCAAATCCACAAAATTGTTGATATCAAAAATACAAACTTCCCAATAGAGAAATTAGTGAAAGAATTAAACTGAGTAATAGTAATATACATTCTAGTTTCTCTTTTCTATTCATTTTTAGTCAGCCCCCTCGGTTGGCTTTTTCGCTCTGTACTCAGCTTCAGCTTCATCAAGCCCCATAAAAATCCAAACCATGTAAACAATCGTTCCTATCAACGCTTGCCTGCTTCCCCAGAGGCCTAAAGCGTAGATGATGAATGGTGTGCTGAATACTAGTGCTCTGTTGAATTTGCCCATTAACCTTCACCTCTCAAAATGTTCTGTTTTTTATAAATCAACTAAATGCTTCTCGATAAATTCTTTAGGTGTTATCTTTCTTGTGCGTAACCTGTTATAGGATTTGAAAGACAAAAATTTATCGTATAATTCTGTATTGATCCAAACTTCTTGTCCTGTGACCCGTTCATACGCCGCTGAGAAAATTGCTGTATTTTTTAGTTCCGACATTCGACGTTGATAAGTAGATGGAGAATAATTGTATTTTTTTACAAAATCTTGTTTTTTTAGTTTTGTCATCGCCTACCCCCCCTATCGGATGTCCAATATTTTTTTCACTGTTTCGATATGCTGTTGTGCTTTCTTTCCATCACGATTGCCGTTTAGAATATCTGATAAATAAGCTCCTGAAATACCAACAAGCGCAGCTAGTTCTTTGAAAGTCATTCTTCTTTTTCTCATCTCCGCTCGAATTTTTAAGTCTAAATTCTCAGACATAAAAATAGCTCCTTTCTAAAAAATAGTCTGTAAGCTAAAAAATTAGCTAATATTCGTTGACAATAACTAATATTTTTATTAGTATATAGATATAGCTAAATAAGACACAGAAATGCCTAGTAATTTACATTTCAGAGTTTGCCGACCGTGAAGTGTTTATTAGTTATCAAGTCTTTTTAGCTAATATTTTAGCTTACGAAAACAGTATACTAACAATTTTATTAGTTGTCAACACCTTTAACTAATTTTTTTATTAGTGTTTTCGTAGCTTGTGAGGTGCGAAAATGAATTTACTAGATAGAATAAAGGAATTAGCTCATAAAAGAGGCATAAGTATAACTCAATTGGAAGAAGAATTAAATATACCTAAAAACACGATTTATCAATGGAAAAATAGAACTCCTAGTACTAAAAGACTACAACTTGTAGCAGATTATTTTAATGTAACTACTGATTATTTACTCGGTAGAAACCAAGTTCCTGACTGGGCAACAAAAGATGAAGTAGTTGAACTTGATAAATTACTAGATTCAAATGTCAATATGTCTTATGGCGGAGAAACACTGACGCCTGAACAGGTCCAACGCGTAAAAGATATCCTTATTGGAACCTTCTGGGATATTGTGAAAGAAGACAAAGAAAAAGGCAAAAAGATGTGAGCTTATGGAGATGGATACGATTAATTTAGTCGAGGAGTTGAAGCGGAAATACCGGTCTGCTAATCCTTTTTATATTTGTGAAAAGATGGGCATTAAAATTCAATACGTTCCTTTTATCGAAAATCCCAAAGGACAGTTTCAAGAAATTAGAGGTCGTGCAATAATCTTCTTAAATGATGAACTGCGAGACTCTGAGGAAAGATTCTACATTTGCGCTCACGAATTAGGTCACGCTATTTTTCATCGCGGCTTATCCAGTTACTATGTATCAACAAGAACATCTAGAAGCAAATCTGAAAGCGAAGCTAATTGCTTTGCTGCTAATCTCATTGTTTCTCTTTATAAAGAAGATAATGATCAATATCCCAAAAAAATCGATGAATTAAAGAATCTTTACGGACTTCCAGAAAGCGCTTATCGTTTTCTTATATAAAAAAGCCCGTGTTAGCACACATATTACAACGAGAAAGAGGAATTATAAAATGAAAAAAGTTAGCGTTATGTTGTTGTTAAGTACTGCTCTGCTACTTTCAGCTTGTTCAAATAATAAAAAAGCTGAATCAACAGATGCCACTTCTAACCAAGAAACAAAAGTAAGTAAAACAAAAGAAACAACTGAAACCAGTTCCTCTACTAGCAAATCTACATCTAAGACAGATTCTAGTTCAACAGTTACAAGCTCTAACCAAGCTACGGCGGAACCTAGCCCAACAGTTATAAGCTCCAGTCAGGATACAATCCAAACCGCACCTCAAGAAGAAACATATGAACAGATGAAACAACGCACTTTACAGTCAACTCCAGCTGATCGTGCAAATTGGTCCAACAAAGAGTGGGAAGCTTTCGGCGTGGCCCTTTATGAAAATGGATTGACTACAGATGATGCTGGCAATATTATCAGTCAAGATCAGAAAGAACAACAAGCAGCATCTCAACAAAATCCAGAAGACCAACAAACAAGCGGTCAGCAAGACGCTGACACTTTATCACTTACTGATTTTGTTAACAAATACGGGATGTCGCCTGTTGCATGGAAAGTACAGAATGGAATGTCTGAAGAAGAAGCATTGCGTACAACACAGCAAAAAACTTCTGGTGAAGTTCAATTAGGATTTTCTAAATACGGAATACAATAATATATTTTTGTGTCCTACTATTTTGCCTATAATCTCTAAAAAAGTTATAAAGAAAAAAGCCCGTGCTGCAACACGGACTAAGATCTCGTTTCTAAGATCCTACATAAAAATAATATCATAGAAACGGAGAATAAAGAATGAAAAAAGTGATTTTAGGGTTAGTATTTGGTGCTTTTTTTCTTACCGGATGTAGCCAATCTAATGTTGTAGATAATACTGGCAAAACAAACGAAAAAGACTCTTCAGTTACGTTATCAGAAAGTACAACACAGTCTTCTAAAAATTCACAGGAGGTTGATGGCCCCCTCCTCAAAGTTGGTCAATGGACCAAAGAAAAAAGAGATACAAGTGGCAAAATTGAATTAATTGGAACGGCAAGCCCACAATCAGATATTCCTCTTGGTGATATCGGCATTTATATATCTAATATCAAACTACTCAAGTATTCCAATTATGCTGACCCTAGCGCTGCTGGTTACTACGATGCAAATAATCACAAAGATAGTGAAGGAAATTTTTATGGTTTACAAATTGCATTCAAAGTTAAAAACAATTCTGAAGTAGATTATGGTTATAATGGGCTTGCACACGCCATACTTGATAACGGCCAACAAATTGATTTCAGTTCAGACGATCTTATGCATACAATGACAACAAACTCGTTTTTCAAAAAAACTGAAAGTAAAGAATTTTATAGTTTAGCTTACTTAGATCCATCTAAAGTTAACGATATTACAAAAGTAACGATAAAAACCGGAGTGTTATATAATCCGTCTGATTATAGTACAGTTGCTGAAAGTGCTGAATCAACATTCAATATAAATCGTTAAAATACAAAAACACGCCCCCTCCCTCGCCAAAGTTTGTGGACGTGATGAAAAATAAACCTGCTATAATCGGCTTACTTATCCATTCCTATTATAGCAACAAATAGGAGATGAAAACAATGTGGATTGAAACCAAAACTGATAAAAACGGAAAAAAAGTATATAAATATAATGAACGATATATTGATCCAAAAACTAGAAAAAGAAAAAAAGTGAGCATTACTTATAAAAATAAGTCTCGAGAAACTCAGAAAGTGGCATTACTGGAGTTAAATAAAAAAATTGATATAAAACTAAATGAAAAAACACTCCAGAAGCCTAATCTAACATTTCATGAGCTTGTCGAAGAATGGTTAGTTATTTACAAAAGGCAAGTTAAGGAGTCTACATATTATCCTACGAATAATATCTTAAACACTATAAAGAAGAAGATGCCTGAGACTTACATCGTTTCTGGTATTAATACAGTAGATTTAAATAATATTTTTGAAGATATGATATATAAAGATGACTTGTCAAATAAGTACGTCAGTGTAATTAAATCCAAATTGAATCTTCTTTTTTCATACGCTATGAAAAAAGGCTATGTAGAAAAAAATCCTATCAACGAAGTAGTTATTGATTATAAACGAGAGTCAAAAACGATAAAAATTAAAGATAAGTTTTTAGAAGATGATGAATATAAAAGACTAGTAGATTTCACAACTTCACACAATAAAAGATATTCTCTCCTTTTCCAGTGGCTATATTTGACTGGAATGAGACCTGGAGAAGCAATCGCATTAAGTAAAGACGATGTACACATTACCAATAATAATGCATCAGTAGTTATAAATGGGACGATGATGTATAGAGAACGTTCAATAGCTGATATGAAAAAATCTGATTCTACAAAAACTGCTGCTGGAATGCGAGAAATTGATTTACCAAAAAAAGCGATAGCTATTTACAATGAGCTTCTAGAATTAAATCCGAAGGGTCAATTTCTATTTCAAACAACGAAAGGAACTCCTTTCCAACTAACAGCAATTAACACCTATTTGAGAAATCATAAAGCTGACATGAAGATTGATAAAAAACTTAGTTCACATATTTTTAGACATACCCATATTTCAAAATTAGCGGAACTAGGAACTCCTCTGTATGCTATTCAGGATCGCGTTGGGCACGAAAATAGTGATATCACTGAAAAGATTTATTTGCATGTGACAAAAGGAGTAAAAGAAAAATTGAAAGAAGATATAGAAAAACTGTAA